CTCCCGCCGCGACCGAACCGGCCCCGGCTGCTGCCCCCGCTCCCGCCGTGACCCAGCCGAACGGCTTCAATGCCGCGATGGCGCAGACCGGCAACCCCGAAGTCGGCGCGCAGCCCGACGGCGGAACCCAGACGCAGGCCACCACCAGCGAGTCCATGCTGGCGGCGCTTGCGATGGCGACCGGCAAGCCCCGGAAGCAGGCGACCCACTAAGGCCGCCAGCGACATCAACCCCAACAGCTAAGGGAGTAAACCATGTCTGTTGATACCACCATCGGCGCTGGCAAGCCGGGCATCGCTTCGTTCGCCAGCGAAACCTTCGGCGGCCCGGCCGAGCCCCGCTTCGGCGACGGCGAAGCCATTGTCACCGAGATCACGTTCACGGCCGGTGCCGACATCGACCTCGGTGTCTACTCGGTCCTGAACCTCGCCGGTTCGGCCTTGGCCGACTACAATGCGACCCGCGATGCGGGCTGCGCCAACTACATCGCTGCTCAGCCGATCAAGGTCGCCAACGGCGCGACCGCGACCGTTGCCGTCTACCGTTCCGGCCACTGGAACATGGACGCGCTGGTGTGGGATGCGAGCTACGACACCACGGCCAAGAAGAAGGCCGCGTTCGAGGGCTCGGTGTCGCCGACCATCTTCGTCTCCAAACCCGACCACAACGCGAACGCGATCTACTAAGATCGCGCTCGTCTGAGGCAAGGGACAACGTGAAAGGAACCCTTCAATGAGCATCGGTGCAACCCTCTACGATACCTCGACGCTGCTCGGCGTCATCCGGGATCGCGACATGATGGAGCCGCCGTCGAACTACTGGCTGGGGATGTTCCCCGGCGAGGTCCAGTTCACCGACGAATACGTCGACTTCGGCCGCATCCAAGAGAACCGCAAGATCGCCCCGCTGGTCGTCCCGACCGCGCAGGGCGTTCCGATCTACTCGGCCGCCGAGCAGGTGAACCGGGTCAAGCCCGCCTACGTCAAGCCCAAGGACCCGGTGACGGCCACGCGCGTCATCCGCCGGGTGGCGGGCTACGGCGAGCTGGCTCCGAACACCGCGCCGATGAACCCGCAGCAACGCTACATGGCGATTGTCGCGGACATCCTGCGCCAGCACCGCCGCGCCATCGAGCGCCGCTGGGAATGGCTGGCCTCCGAGGCCGTGCAGAACGCGGCGGTGACGCTCGAAGATGATCGCTACCCCAAGACGGTCGTCGACTTCCAGCGCGCGGCGGGTCACACGATCACGCTGACGGCGGGCAACTTCTGGGGCGACTCGGGGGTCTCGATCCTCGGTCTGCTGGAAGACTGGAAGAAGATGATGCGCCGGGCCAAGCACGGCGGCGTTCCGACCCGGATCACGGTCGGCACCGACGTCTGGGATGTCATGCGGGCTGACTCCGAGATCAAGGAACTGCTCCACGCGGACTACCGCGCCCAGAACAACGGCATGAACCTGAACCTCGGGGTGCTGGAAGGTCTGGACGTCGAATACGTCGGCAAGATCAGCGGGACCTTGGAGGTCTACGTCTACAGCGACTACTACGAGCTGGCCGACGGGACCGTGACCGAGTTCATGTCGCCGCAGGACATCGTCCTGACGTCGTCGTCCATGAACGGCGTTCGCTGCTTCGGTGCGATCCAAGACATCGAGTCGGCCTTCCAGCCCCTCTCGATGTTCCCGAAGATGTGGAACGAGCAGGACCCGTCGGTGACGTTCGTCATGACGCAGTCGGCCCCGCTGATGGTTCCGCTGTCGCCGAACGCCACGCTGAAGGCGACCGTCGTCGACGTGCCGTAAGGCGCAGAGACCCCGGCCAGAGCTGTCCGCTTCCTCCCCGGATGGAAGCTCTGGCCGGGTAGCCCTACCTCTCTCCCCTGAAACAGACCATCCGATAGGAGACTCCTGATGGCGAAGAAGTCCTACAAGGCAATCCACAAAATCCTGCTGTCCGCAGGGAAGGGCCGCTCCGGCAAGGCCGAATACGCTGAGCCCGGCTCGTTCTTCCAGATGGAAGAAGCCGACGGCGCGAAGCTGGTGAAGCTCGGCGCGGCCAAGCTCTCCGAAGCGCCTGCCGCCGCGCAGAAGGCCGCTGCTGCCACGACCAAACCCAAGGCTGGCAAGAAGGCCGAGGCCGCTGCTGCGCCCGCTCCGGAGCCCGAGGGCGACGATGGTGCCGGTGAAGGCGACGGCGAGGAAGACCTCGTCTGATGACGGCATGGGCCGACGCCAAGAAGGCCGCCCGGCAGGTGGTGCATGACACCTTCGCCCTGCCGGGCGTCTTCTACGAGACCGAGGCGTCCACGCCCACGGTTGATGCAGACGTGGTTACAGTCCGCATCCACGACAAGCCGAAGCTGGTCGGCGATCTGGCCGGGACGAACCTGAGCTATGCGGAGACGGCCGAGCGGCCCACGAGAGCGATCTTCCAGACCTCCGAACTTGACGGTCGAGCGATCTCCCGTGGTTCGATGGTGGTCATGCTGAACTACATGGGCGACATCGTCGGCTACTTCGTCGACAACGTGAACCCGCCCGATGGGCTGACGACGACCTGTGACGTCACGCCCCTGTCCACCCAAGAGCTGAGCGGGAAGCTTCTTCCCGACGGGACGACGGTGCCGTGACATGTCCGACTTCGCAGTATTCGCCGAAGGGCTGAACGAGCTTCAGGACTTTGCGGAGCTGAAGCGGGACATCCGTCTGGCCGCGACGCGCGCCATCAACAAGATCGCCCGAGACAAGCGATCCCGCGCCGCGCGGCTGATCCGGGATCAGGTGAATTTCCCTGCGGCTTACGTCGCGCCGGGCCAGAAGAGGCTCTACGTCTCGAAGCAGGCCAACAGGGGCGATCTGGAAGCCCGGATCACGGCTCGGGGTCGTGCTACCTCTCTGGCCCGGTTTACCGACGGCGGACAGGTGGGTCACGCTGGCGTCTATGTGCAAGTCGCTCCGGGGAAGAGCCGGTTCATGAAGCGAGCCTTCCTGATGCGGCTCCCGCAGGGCTCGACGCTGACCGATACGATTTTCAACCTCGGGCTTGCGATTCGGCTTCGGCCGGGCGAAGTGTTGCAGAACAAGGTCTCCGCCCGGAAGGTGGCGTCGGGCCTCTACCTGCTCTACGGACCCTCTGTCGATCAGGTTTTCCGGTCGAACGACGGCTCCGGCGTTGCTAACGACATGGTTCCCGAGATAGAACGGGACCTGAGCGCGGAATTTCTGAGGCTTCTGGACATCTGATGGCACCGTTGACGAACCCCCTCCGGCTGGAAGTCCACAAGCGCCTCTCGGCGGCGCTCCGGGAGATCACGCCCGCGAACGGATATGTCAGCGACTTCTCCGGGGCCGAGGGATCGACCGACAACAAGGTGTTTCGGGGCCGCGCCGTTTTCGGTGCGAAGGACCCCCTGCCGATGATCTCGATCTTGGAGGTCCCGATCCCCATCGACCAGCGCCCGCCGCCGGGGGACTCGACCTACAGCTCCGGCGGGTGGGAGCTGATGATCCAAGGCTTCGCCGTGGACGACCGGGAGAACCCGACCGATCCGGCGCACGTCATGCTGGCCGATGTGAAGAAGCGGCTGGCGAAAGAGCGGAAGAAGCTCAGCTGGGGCCCGGCAGCGGGCCCCTCCGCAGGGGTGTTCGGCCTTGGCCGGTCGATCACCAACATGAAGCTCGGACCGGGCGTCGTGAGGCCCCCGGACGAGGTATCAGCCAAGGCTTACTTCTGGCTCACAATCGAGCTAGAGTTGGTCGAGGACCTTGAAGACCCGTATCAGGCAGCGTCATAGACGAAAGGAAACCAGTCATGGCACCCAGCACCCACACCAACAACTACACCCTTGGCCGGGGCGAAATCTGGTTCGCCCGCTTCGCCACGGGCTACACCCCCGGCGGCTTCCGCTACATCGGCAACACGCCCGAGGTCAACCTGACCATCGAGTCGGAAACGCTCGATCACTACAGCTCGGACGCGGGCATCCGCGAGAAGGACGACAGCGTCCCGCTCGAAGTGAACCGCACCGGCTCGCTCGTGACCGACAACATCGACCCCGAGAACGTGGCGCTGTTCTTCTTCGGCTCGGCCTCGACCGTCGCGACCGCCGCCGCGCTGAACCAGTCCTACGCGCTGACCGGGATCGAAGTGAACCGCGCCTATCTGATCGGCGCGACCACCAACAACCCGACCGGCGTCTTCGGCATCGACGAGGCTGGGGTGAACAACTCGGTCGAGATCAGCGGCGGCGCGACGCTCGTCGAGGGCACCGACTACACCATCGACTACAACAACGGGATGATTACCTTCCTGTCGGGCGGCTCGCTGACCGGCGGCGAAGACATCGACATCACCTACGATCTGGCCGCCAACTCCCGGTCCCGCGTGATCTCGGGTTCGGAGCCGGTCGAAGGCGCGATGATCTACCGGACCATCAACCCGAAGGGTGAGGACTGCACCTTCTACTTCCCCTATGTGAAGGTCTCGCCGAACGGCGACTACGCGCTGAAGGGCGACGAGTGGCAGCAGATTCCGATGTCGCTCGAAGTGCTGAAGCTGTCGAAC